GGAGATCGAGTTGCCCCGCCCGCCAATGGCGACCAGCGGCACGGTGACGGCGGTCAGCATCACCTACACGCTGGAGAACCAGAGCACCGCCACGCTCTCGACTGCCGAGTACCGGGTCGATCGTGACAGCGTGCCGGGCGTCCTGCGGACGAACTACAACGGCTCCTGGCCCTCGCATCTGCTGGACTACAACGCGGTTGCGGTGACGTGGCACGCCGGGCGTGACGGCACCGGGGCGAGCGTGCCGCAGCGGGTGAAGAACGCGATCCTGTGGCTCGTGGGCATGTGGTACGAACGCCGCATGGCGGCTGATGCGGTGAGCCTGTCGGAGATTCCGTTCGGCGTGAAGGCGTTGCTCGATTCGGCGAAGTGGGGGAGCTACCGATGAGCAGCGTTCGCGGAACGATCTCGGTCGATGTGGCGTTCACTGACAGCACGACCGTGAGCGGGGCACAGTCGCTGAAGACGATCGTGCTGCGGGATGCGACCGAGTACACGTCGGGCAAGGTAGCGATCGTGACGGGGACGGCGGGGACGGCTGGGGCAAGCATTTCGATTCCGCCCACATACCGCAATGCCGATGGCAGCCTGTCAACGCTAGCCGCGCCGTCTCGCGTGGCGTTTTCAGCGACGGGCGGGAATCTCGTGCGACTGTCTGACGCAAACCTTCTTTCTCTGCAATCCAAAAGCGGGGCTGTGAGCGTGAGTGACATGGAGCCTGCCGATGACAACTTGAGCATTCAAGTTATCGGCACCGCTGGCACCGCCTCCTACACGCTGGTGCTGTATGGCACTTGACCCTGGCAAGCTCCGCGAGCGGGTGACGATCCAGCAGGCGACCGAGCGACGCAACTCGCTCGGCGAGACCACGCTGGAGTGGGCGACGTTTGCCGAGCGATGGGCGAGCGTGGAAGGGCTCTCGTCTCGCGAGGTGCTGCTCCTGGGGCAGCAGCAGACCGAAGGCACGCACCGCGTGCGGCTGCGGTACGTGACGGGGCTTGTGCAGACGATGCGGCTCCTGTGGCGTGGTCGGGTGCTGGAGATCACGACGCTGCTCGAACACGCAAACCGCAGCGAGCACGAGTTGCTCTGCACGGAGAGGGTGGAGTAATGGCACTAGGACGCATTGAACTCTCGGCCGAGCTTGCCGGTTTGGGGCAACTCCAGAAGGACATCGGGCAAGTGTTCGGCAGGCAGCGGGCGGTCGTGATCCTGCGGGCCGCGTTGCAGAAGGCGATGCTTCCGGCAGAGTTGGCTCTCAAGGAAACGACCCCGCTCGGGCCGACGGGCAACCTGCGGCGAGCGATCAAGACGAAGTACGTGGTCTATCGCGATGACGGCGTTGCCGTCGCCCTGCTTGGCTTTCGCCGGGCGGCGAGGGCTGATTCGGAGAGTGCTGCCGGTGGCAGCGTGCGAAAGGGGCCAGACCGAGCGAGACATCAATACTGGCTGGAGGAAGGCACAAACGCACGAACGGTCAGCAAGCCTGCCGACACGCCCTACACGCGAAAGTCGCACAAGCGAACCACGAAGTCGGGCACGGTGACGCAAGTGCAGACGCACCCCGTCGCGAGGCAAGGTGGCTACATCGCATCGAGCTTCAACAGGCTTGGCAAGTTCACGATGGAGAAGCCCACGAAGGGCGAGCGGAGCCGAGTGCAAACAAAGCCGGGCTACCCAGCAGCGTTTTTTCGGAAGAGCAAAACCCCGATCACGATTCCTGCGATGCCGGCGGGCGGCAGCACCGGGCAACCCCCGCTGAAGACTGCCTGGGATCGCACGAAGGCAACGGTCGCCGAGATCCTTCAGCGGGAACTGCGGCTGTCGCTGGAGCAAGCGATCAGCACGCTCTCGCAATCCGTCACGGGGGCTATCGACTAATGAGCGTCAAATCCCCCGAACGCCTGATCGGCGATGCCCTGGTCGCCGCCCCCGCCGTCGCGGAGATCGTGGGCGACCGGGTGTACCCCGTCATCGCCCCTGCCTCGGCGGCGATCCCGTTCGTCACTTGGCGGCGGCAGGCGGTGCAGCGGGAAGCCACCCTATCCGGCCCGTCTGGGATCGCTACCGTGACGCTGGCCGTGGATATGTACGCGACCACGTATGAGGGAGTAAGGGAACTGGCAGACCGCTGCCGGGTGGTACTGGATGGTTTCAACGGTGCCTTGGGAAACTGGATTTCAGTGCGAAACGTGTCGCTGCTCAGTGAGAGCGACGGGTTCGTGCAGTTGGCCGGCGGCGAGTTGCCCGCCGTCTACAGCGTGACGCAGACCTACACCATTCTCTGGCAGGAGATCTAGCCCGTGTCATTCTCGACCCCGCACGATACCGCATCCGGTGGAGCCACGAGCCTTGGCACCCAACTCACGCTGGGTGTGCAGGGTTACACCGTCACGAACATCGTCATCTCTAACACGAACCCCGGCGCAGCCGGCGACTCGCAGATCGACGTTGCCCACCTCGGGCAAACGACCGGCGAACTTGCGGCCCGGCTGACGCCGCCGCTCGTGGTGCCTGCCGAGGACGGCGGTTCGGGTCGGCAGATCACGTTCGACTACATCGGCAAGATCGTGATCGCGGACGGTTCGACCGGCACGTACAAGCTCTCCGTTGCGGGTGCGATTCTCGTCGGTGGCACCACGGCGAGCTACTTCACCGTGCAGAGCTCGACGCTCACGCTGGCGACGAACGACGCGATCCGGGGCCAGGGCGTCATCACGGTCTCCCGCTAGTCATGACGGGGTGCCGTCATGGCGATTCCATGCCAAGGGTTCACGATCACCTGGGGCGGTCAGACGCTCCAAGAGGTGCAGTCGCTCGAACTTGACGCCCAGCGTGGGCTGCCGCTCGGTCGCATCACAACGTGGACGCCGAGCCTTGGCACGTTGCGGCTGGCTGGATTCTCGACCGCTCATCTGCCCGTGAGCGAGTACGGGCGGCGGAAGCGGTTGACGTTCTCGGGTCGCACCGCGTCGGCGGGAACGCTGGTCACGTTCTTCGATGCAGATTGCATCTACGAAGACGCACGCATCGAAGCCGTGGCGAACGAGGTCGTGCGGCTTGCCTTCACTTTTAGAGTGCAGGATACGGTCGGGGCTCCGACTAATCCCTAGGAGATCGTGACAGATGGCACTGACGGCAGATCAGATTCTCGCGGCGGATGATCTCGGACTGAAGCGGGTCGCGGTTCCCGAGTGGGGCGGCGATGTCTTCATCCGCGTCATGAGCGTGGGCGAGCGTGACTCGTATGAGCGGAAGTGGATCGGCAAGAAGGAAACCGGGATCGAGAACTTCCGCACGCAGTACCTCGCGGGCGTGCTGTGCGACGAGACCGGGAAGCTCCTGTTCACTCGCGACCAGATCGACAAGCTCGCGAGCAAGAGCGGTGCGGTGATGGGTCGGCTGTTCGACGAAGCGATGAAGCACAACCGGATGACAGAGGAGGATGTGCACGAACTGGGAAAAGGCTGAACGCGAGCCCGACTCGGCGGTATATGTTCGCGGTCGCTCGCGACTTGCACATGACCGTCGGTGAGTTGGGCACGCGAATGGATTCGGCCGAGTTCTCTGAGTGGATCGCCTACAACCGCTACTACTCGGCGTTGCCCGACTCGTGGCGGGAGACGGCGTTGATCGTTACGGCACTCCTGGCTCCGCACATTGGCAAGAACTCGAAACGACCCAAGCCCGAGGATTTCATTCCGACAGAGAAGCCGCCGCAGCACGAGTCGCAGGACATGGCGGCGTTGTTGGAGTTGCGACGGCAGTTCGGTCTCGGCGATCTCGAAGTGAACAATGGCTAACGTCCTCTCACTAGCGTTGCGGGTCACGGCTGACGCCAGCGGGCTGAAGCTCGATCCGGTGCAGCGTGCGCTTGTGGGGTTGGGGGATCAAGCCGACAAGCTCACGAGTCAGTTCGCGAAGTTCGCGGGCGAGAGCGAAGCGGCGGCGTCGGCTCAGGCTCGGTTCGAGAAGGAAGCCCAGGATCTCGTCAACACGCTGCGAGACGGCGGCGGTGCGACCCAGTTTGCGGCAGGGTTTGATCGGCTGACCGAATCGATCAACAAAGAAGCCGCCGCGTTCGAGCGTGCGGCCCGGATCACCGAAGCGAACCTCCTGCCCCTGGAGCGGTTTGATCGTGCCCAGGCCGAACTAAAAGAGCAGGTCGATGCCGGGCGGATCTCGCTAGACACCTACAACCGGGCGACCGAGAACGCCGCGAAGGGGCTGACCGACGCGGAGCGTGCGGCTCGCGGGTTGGCGGTGCAGCAGAAAGAAATCGACACCGCAGCGACGAGCACGACGCTCAAGTTCAACGAACTCTCGGGGGTGTTCTCGGTGCTGCCCGGCCCGCTGGGCAACATCGCGGGCCGCATCTCGGGCATCGCGAGTGCGAGCGAGGGGCTGTCGCGGGTGTTCGCGGGCGGGCTGAAGTCAGGCATCAGCGGGATTGCATCGCAACTTACATCTTTGGCTACATCTTGGAACCTTGCCCTTGTCGGCATCACGGCGTTCGCGGCTGGGGCGGTTGCTGTTGTGCGTGGCTTGGTTGCCCTGGAGGATCGCGTCGAGCGGCTCAGTCGCTTGGCGACCCAGTTGGGCGTCTCGTTCGAGTTCGTGCAAGTGCTGGAGGAAGCCGGCCGCAGGGCAGACGTTTCGATTGAGCAGTTGAGCGGCTCGTTCGCTCGGCTTCAGAACACGCTCGCGGGGGCAGACGAAGAGAGCAAGAAAGCCCAGGCGGCGTTGCAGCGGCTCGGCGTTTCGGTTCAAGACTTCGGGGCACTCTCGGAGCAACAGCGGATCGACTTGATCGGCGAGCGTCTGGCTGCAATCGAAGACCCTGCCCAGCGGTCAGCAGCGGCGATCGCCCTGTTTGGTCGCAGCGGCGTGCAGTTGCTGCCGTTCTTCAATGAGTTAGGCGGTGCAGCCGATGACATCCAGACCTTCGGGGCGGCACTGAGCGAGACCGATCGCACGGCGTTTTCCGGTCTGGGTGCTGCATTCGATCAAGTCGGCGTAGCGATCCAAGGTCTCGGTCAGTCGGTGCTTCTGCCGTTCGTCGGTCTGGTCGAAGGCATCGCTACGGCTTTCAGCGGGCTCATCAACATCGTCACGGTAGTGGCCCAGACCATTGGCACCGTGCTCGGGCCGATTCTCAGTACCGTCGGCTCGGTGTTCGGGGCGTTCGGCGATGCCGTCAACGGCACGATCGGCTTCTTCCGGTCGTTCTTTTCGACCGCTGAAGAGACCGCAGCGGCTACAGAGAAGACAGCCGAGGCCGTCACTCGCACGGCGGAAGAGGTCAAGGCACTCGACAAGGCGTTCGCCGACTCGCAGAAGGGTCTCGACTCCGCGATCGCCAAGGCGGGCGAGTTCGGGCAGGCTGGCTTCGATGCCGCGTTCGAGTTCGAGCAAGCACTCGCTGACTTGCAAGAGCAAGCGAACGACGGCGAACTGAACGCAGAGCAGTACGCTCGCGGCGTTGCCAATGCTACCGCCGAGTTTGAGAAGCAGATCGACGTGGCACGGAGGGTCGCGGAGGAGAACAAGCGGCTCGCGGAGGAAGCCCAGCGGCGGGCTGAAGCGGAAGCCAAGGCAGTGCAAGACATCATAGACGCGAACCTCGAACAGATCCGCGTCGATGAGCAGTTCGGCGGCGACTCCAGCCGGGCGAGGGCGGCCGATAATCTGCTCAAGATCCAGCAGGAGATCGTGCGGGTTGAGGAGCAACTCCAGGCA